TTCGAAGGCGCTGTCGGTGATGCGCTTCAGGAGTTCGGCGTAGTCCGCCAGCGTCCCGACATGGCCCCAATGGACCTCGTCAGGATGCACGCCGAAATGGTCGTCGCTGAGGGCCTGAAGGCGGGCGAGCGCGGCGTCGATCTCGACCTTGCGCTTGATGAAGGCGTTGAGGGCTTGGTCGTTGTTCTTGCGGCGGGTCATGGTCGTCTCCGTTCTTGATGGCCCCATACATGCGCTGCTCCAGCGACGAGCCAAGCGGATAAGTGCATCATCCGATTAGATTTTTTGACCGTGGGGGCGAGCCGTGGGCGTGTCGATCCGCGCTTATGCGCGAAGCCGTGGCGTCTCCCACGTTGCCGTTCTCAAAGCTGCGAAATCGGGCCGTATCCAGCTCGAAGCCGACGGCAGCATCGACCCGGCAAAAGCGGACGCGGCCTGGGAACGCTCGACCGATCCCGGCAAGGCGAAGGGGACGGCCAAGCCTGCGCCGGAAGCGATGAAGCCCGTGCCGGAAGCCGCACTTGGTTCCGTCCGCGAGACGCTCAAGGAACAGGGGCTTCCCGCCAGCGGCAACATCACCTTCGTGCAGGCGCGAACCGCGCACGAAATCGCCAAGGCCCATCTCGCGCGCCTGCGGCTGCAGCGCATGAAGGGCGAACTCGTCGACCGCGCCCGCACGACCGCGCTCGTCTTTCGTCTCGCGCGGGAGGAGCGCGATGCCTGGTCGGTTTGGCCCGCCCGCATCGCCGCGCTGATGGCGGCTGAACTCGGTCAGGACGCGCACACCATGCAGAAGGTTCTCGAAACATATGTCCGTGCGCACCTCGCAGAACTCGCCGAGGTCGCCCCGGATTTCGCTGACGCGGCCCTTCGGGTCAGGTGACATCGTCGCGTTCGATGGTGCGGATGCACTCCTCGACGCCTGGGGCTCGGGTCTCACGCCCGATCCCGCGCTCACGGTCTCGGAATGGGCTGATCGCGAACGGTTCTTGAGCCCGCGCGCATCGGCCGAACCCGGTCGGTATCGAACCGACCGCACGCCTTACATGCGCGCCATCATGGATGCGCTGTCGCCGATGAATGCGACGCGGCGGATCGTGTTCATGAAAGCGGCGCAGGTCGGGGCGACCGAGGCCGGCAACAACTGGATCGGCTACGTGATCCATCACGCGCCAGGTCCGATGCTCGCGGTTCAGCCGACCGTCGAGTTGGCCAAGCGTTTTTCGCGCCAGCGCATCGATCCGCTGATCGCCGAGAGCCCGGCCTTGCGCGAGCGCGTGAAGCCGCAGCGTTCGCGCGACGCCGGCAACACGATGCTCTCGAAGGAGTTCCCGGCGGGGCTTCTGGTCATCACCGGCGCCAACAGCGCCGTCGGCCTGCGCTCCATGCCGGCGCGCTACCTGTTTCTCGACGAGGTCGACGCCTATCCGCCGTCGGCCGACGATGAGGGCGATCCCGTCGCGCTGGCGGAAGCGCGCACGCGGACCTTTTCCTGGCGCTCGAAGGTCTTCCTGACCTCGACGCCGACGATCCAGGGCGTCTCGCGGATCGAGCGTGAATTCGAGGCGAGCGACCAGCGCCGCTTCTTCGTCGCCTGTCCGCATTGCGGGCATCGGCAATGGCTCAGGTTCGAGCGGCTGCGCTGGGACAAGGGCGAGCCGAACACGGCGCACTATGCTTGCGAAGCCTGCGACGGCGCGATCGCGGAGCACCACAAGACGGCCATGATGGAGGGCGGCGAATGGCGCCCGACGCGGCCGGAGAGCCGGAGCGGCACCATCGGCTTTCACCTGTCGGGACTCTATTCCCCGGTCGGATGGCTGTCTTGGGCCGACGTCGCCCGCATGTGGGAAGCCGCGCAGGCGACCGACGAGGCCAAGCGCAGCTTCAAGAACGGCGTCCTCGGCGAAACATGGATCGAGAGCGGCGAAGCGCCCGATTGGCAGAGGCTTTACGAGCGGCGCAGCGCGAACCGGATCGGAATCGTCCCGAGTGGCGGGCTGTTCCTGACCGCCGGCGCCGACCTGCAGAAGGACCGTATCGAAGTCTCGGTCTGGGCTTGGGGCCGCGGTTTGACGAGCTGGCTCGTCGATCATGTCGTGATCCCCGGCGGCCCGGACTCCGCCGATGCCTGGGCAGCGATCACCGAGCTTCTCGGTCGCACCTGGCCGCATGCCCATGGGCCTCGGCTCGGCATCGTGAAGCTCGCGGTCGACACCGGCTTCGAGACCGCGGCGATCTATGCCTGGGCACGCGCTCAAGGCACCGCGCAGGTGGTGGCGATCAAGGGCGTCGACGGCTTCAACCGCGTGAGCCCGGTCACCGGCCCCACCTTCGTCGACGCGACCGAAGGCGGTCGCAAAATCCGTCGTGGCGCGCGGCTCTGGACCGTCGCCGTCTCGACCTTCAAATCGGAAACCTACCGCTTCCTGCGGCTGGCCCGGTTGACGGACGAGGAGCGCGCCGAAGGCGTGGTCGATCCGGCCGGCGCCATCCACTTACCCCATGGCGTCGACGCCGAATGGGTGAAGCAGCTCGTCGCCGAGCATCTCGTCACCGTCACGACCAAGCGCGGCTTCCAGAAGCTCGAATGGCAGAAGATGCGAGAGCGCAACGAAGCTCTCGACTGCCGTGTCTATGCGCGCGCCGCCGCGTGGATCGTCGGTGCCGATCGCTGGACGGAAGAGAAATGGCGCGACCTCGAGGACCAGATCGGGCCTCCGCAGGGCGATGGCAACGCAGAGGCTGACCATGCGGCCGGGCTTCTCGCGCGGCCGTCCGCGCCCACGGCAAAGCGGTCGAGCGACTGGCTCGGTCCCCGCAAGAAATGGCTTTGAAGGCAAATGAACATGGCGTGGACCACAGCGGAACTCGACGCGCTGAAGCGCGCCTATGCCAGCGGCACGCTGCGCGTGAGCTACGACGGCAAGACGGTCGAATATGGCTCGGCCGACGATCTCCTGAAGCGGATTCGCACCGTCGAAAGCGAGATCGCGGCGACGTCGGGCGGCCGGGCACGTCCGGTCGCGGGCTTTGCCGGGTTCGGTCGGGGTGATCGATGAGCGGCGTGACGCTGATCGATCGGCTCGTCGCCTGGGCTTCCCCGGAAGCCGGCGTCCGGCGTGCGATTGCCCGACGCAGTTTCGAGGCTCTGGCAACCGGCCGACGAGGCTATGACGGCGCGGCCAGGGGCCGCCGCACGGACGGCTGGAGAGCACCCGGCACGTCCGCCGACGCGGAGGTCGCTGCGGCCGGCGGGTTGCTCCGGGACCGCATGCGCGATCTCGTGCGCAACAATCCGCATGCGGCGAAAGCCGTGTCCGTGCTGGTCAACAACATCGTCGGCAGCGGCATCATTCCGCGCGCCGCGACCGGCGACGCCAAGCTCGACGAGACCGTCAATCGGCTATGGGAGACCTGGTCGCCGCTCGCCGACGCCGACGGCCAGCTCGACGTCCTCGGCCTCCAGACGCTCGCCGTGCGCGAGATGGTCGAGGCTGGCGAGGTGCTGCTGCGTCGCCGTCCCCGACGCACCACGGACGGGCTTCCGCTGCCGTTGCAGGTTCAGGTGATCGAGGCCGATCTTCTCGATGCGACCCGCAACGGCGATCTTGCTGATGGTGGTCGGCAGTTGCAGGGCATCGAGTTCGATGCCATCGGCCGCCGGCGCGCCTATTGGCTTTACGCCCAGCATCCGGGCGACACGGTCGTTTCGATGCGCCGCCGCCTCGACAGTGCCGCGGTGCCGGCGCGTGACGTCCTGCATCTTTATGAGAAGCAGCGCACGCAGGTGCGCGGCGTGCCCTGGGGGACGCCCGTCATGCGCCCCCTGCGCGATCTCGACGATTGGACGCAGGCCGAACTCGTCCGCAAGAAAACCGAGGCCTGCGTCGTCGGCATCGTGCTCGGTGCGGATGAGGCCGATCAGGGTATCGCACCGGCGGTCGTAGACGCCGACGGCCAGCGGGTGGAGCAGTTCGAGCCGGGGCTGATCGCTTATGCGCGCGGCGGCAAGGACATCCGCTTCAACCAGCCGGCGACGACGGCCGGAACAGGGGAATGGCTGCGCAGCCAATTGCACATCATCGCGGCCGGCTTCCGCATGCCCTACGAGCTGCTGACCGGGGATCTCTCGCAGGTCAATTATTCCTCGATCCGCGCGGGGCTCGTCGAGTTCCGCCGGCTGATCGACGCGATCCAGTGGCAAATCGTCATTTCCGGCCTCTGCCAGCCGCTCTGGATCTGGTTCTGCGAGGCGGCTTGGGCCGCAGGCAAGCTGCCGCGCCCCGACATCGCGGTCGAATGGTCGCCGCCGCGCTTCGAGGCGGTCGACCCGCTGAAGGATGCAACAGCCGATCTTCTGGCCATGAGGTCCGGCACGATGACGCTTGCTCAGGCGATAGCCCGCCAGGGCCACAATCCTGATGCCGTGCTCGCCGAGATCGCGGCGATGAACACCAAGATCGACACACTCGGGCTCGTGCTCGACAGCGATCCGCGCCGCGTCACCAAGACCGGCGTCATGCAGGCGGCTT